GCAGGCGAAGAAGCTGGCGCGCTGGTGAAGATCGAACCCTATACGGAGGAGCCATGAGCGGACCACGCCATGAGGTTGTTGAGCACTCGCGGAACATCCACCAGGTGCTCCTCGAGGCGGATGATCCATCAACTTGGGAGCATTGGGTGCTCCTCGCAAGCGACCGCCACCACGACAACCCGAAAGCCGACTGGGAACTCGAACGCAAGCACCTCGACCAAGTGGTCGCGCGCGGCGCTTCGTGGGTCGATGTAGGTGACACCCTCTGTCTCTGTGCGGGGAAGTGGGATCCTCGGCACATGAAAGGCGAGGTCCGCGAGGAGTACGCGATGGCCTCGGACTACCTCGATGCTGTCGTTCGCGACGCGGCGCAGTTCTACGCGCCGTATGCGCATCATCTCGTGGTCATTGGGCGCGGGAACCACGAGCAGTCCATCCTGAAGCGTCACGAGACCGACGTGATCGAACGACTGGCGGCGCACATGAGCCAGATCAGCGGGCATCGCGTCTATGCCGGCGGATACGGTGGCTTTGTCCGGTTCTCTGTCAAGTTCCACGGCACGGAGGTGAGCGCACTCACGCTGCGTTATTATCACGGCTCGGGAGGGGGAGGGATGATGAGCCATGGCACGCTCGCCACGCGGCGCATGGCCTCGTGGACTGACGCGGATGTCATCGTATGCGGTCACACCCATGACCAGTGGGCACTCCGGCTCCAACGCGAGACGCTCGAGACGCAGAAGGGGCGGTTCTATGTGCGCCTGCGCGACCAATGGCACATCCGCACGCCGACCTACAAGCAGGAGTGGAATGACGGATACGGAGGCTGGCACGTTGAGACCGGCAAGCCGCCCAAGCCAACCGGAGCGACCTGGATGCGCCTCTCGCTCGTGCGCGTCGAAGCTCCAGATCGAATCGAGGCTGCCAAGCCCAACGGTAAGCGCGCCCGATGGCGCGTCGCCGCCCAGTTCATGGAGGCGATGTGAAGGCGTTCGCCTCCTTCTGGGCCACGCTCGCCGGCGTGCGCTACCGGATACGGTTCGTGCGCTCGAGCGAGATCCCCTTCGATCGCTTCGCCGACTGCTCGTCGCCGGAGTCGAGCAAGCGGGAGATCCGCGTGCGCCAGGTTCTGCGCGGCAAGGCGCGACTGGAAACGGTGATCCACGAGGCGTTGCACGCGCAGACGTGGGATCGCAGCGAGACTGATGTGGCTCGCAGCGCGCGGGAGCTTGCCGCGCTGCTTTGGCGATGCGGATACCGTGAGGTTGAGCCATGAGCCTGCCCTGCGAGGAGAAGCGCGCGCTTGAACAGGCCCGAGTGTTCCTCGTGGAACTCATGCATCCGCGATTCACCCCTCGAGTTCCGAGGGCGATACGGCAGCGCGCCAGGGCTCTGGTGAAGCACTACCCGATGGTGATCGAAGGGTTCATCCAGCGGCAGCTCGATACGGAGGGCAAGGATGCCAAGTAAGCCGCCCAAGGTTCGCCAGCACGCTCGAGAAGCCTGGAAGGCGCACAGCGCAGCCAAGCGCGACCAAGAGCCCCTCTGTCGGCGATGCTTGGCCGCCGGCAAGTTGAATACGGCTGTGTGCATCGACCACAAGGTGCCGATTTCGCAGGGCGGATCGATGCACGACCCGGACAACCTCCAGCCATTGTGCGCGGAATGCCACAAGCTCAAGAGCTCGTTCGAGGCCAGCGATCAGGCGCACCGATACGGACCGCACAAGGCGCGAGGTTGGCTGGTCGTGGGGCCGCCAGCCGCCGGCAAGTCGACCTGGGTACGGAAGAACGCACCCGCTGGCGATGTGGTGTGGGACTATGACGTGTGGGCGGCGAATACGGTGGCGTGCAGCGCGGTTGGTGCCGAAAGTGGCGTTTTGGGGCCGGAATACGGCAATGTGGGGCAAGGTGGGGCAAAGTGGGGCAAGGTGGGGCAAAGTGGGGCGAGGCCCGATAATCAGCAGCCGAGTGGCAACGTTGCCACCGTATCGCCCGCGGCCACCGTATTGCCCGGCCTGCCCGCCCTGCGCGTGGTTGGGCAGCGCGTGCGAGCCGCGTTCTTCGATGCCTGGCTGCAGGGTTGGATCCCAGCGCGCGTGTGGTGGATCACCACGCTGATGCGCGAAACCGAGCAGATCATCGCAGAAGCGCCCGAAGTTCGCATCTGCTGGGTTTCAACTGGGCTTGACGCGCTGGCGATACGGATCGCGGCGAGAACGCACGCGAGCGAAGAGGCGAAGATGGAGCAACTCGCGGCCGCCCGGAACCTCGTGGCGGTCTATGCCGCCCGGTTGGATACGGTGCCCGCAGATCGCTTGCTGAAGGTCGATGGCGGATGAGCTTGGCGCGCGCGGATACGGACGCGGCTCGAGTTGACGCGCGGGCGCGCGCGGTTGGGCGAGGGGGGGTAGGGGGTGCGCACTCAATTTGGTTTGTGGCCGATATCCAGCCGCGCGCCGCCTCGCACACTCCCCCGAAATGCCAGAAGTCGCGTTTCTAGGATGAAAAGAGGGTTTTTCGATGCCAAGACCGCCCAAACCTCATGCCGCCCTGAAGCTCTCCGGCTCATGGCGCGCCGCAAGTCGTTCCAAATCTGAACCGCCCCGGGAGGATGGTTCGCCGCTATGCCCGACATGGCTCGACGATGTTGCCAAGGCGGCGTGGGCCGACTGGTTGCCACGGCTCGAGGCGATGAAGGTGCTTTCGCTAGCCGACCGGGACGCGCTGGCGATCATGTGCGACACCTGGTCGAGGTACCTCGAGGCGCGATCCAAGGTGCTCGAACAGGGCGAAGTCGTGGTCATCACGCGCGAGGATGGATCGGTGGCATCGGTTCGCAGGAACCCGTGGAGCGCGGTGCTCGCCGAGCATGGAGACCGACTGCGTCGGATGATGGGCGAGTTCGGTTTGACCCCAGTTGGTCGTGCTAGGGTGGGAGCAGCCAAGGAGAACCAAGGTGGCAAGAAGCAAGAAGACATCTTCACGAAGCGCGCGTGATCATCCGGCGGCTCGCTGGAACACCATCCCGGGCTATGACGCGATCGCGACCGCCGGCAACTGCGTGTTCGACGAGAAGGCGGCGAATCACGTCATCCGGTTCATCGAAAGCGCCTGCAAGCTGACCACGAGCACCTGGGCCGGCCAGCCTTTCGTACTGCTCCCGTGGCAGAAGGCGGTGATCGCCAACGCCTATGGCTGGATCCGCCCGGACGGCACCAGACGCTATCGGCGCGTTCACATCCTCGTCCCGCGCAAGTGCGGGAAGACCGAGTTGGGCGCGGCTCTGGCGCTATATCACCTGCTCGCCGACGATGAGCCTACGCCAGAGGTGATCTCGATCGCGGCCGACCGCGCGCAGGCGGGCCGATGCCTCGAGGCTGCGAAGCGGATGGTGCGTGCCGAGCCCATGCTCGAGAGCCGCACCGAGGTCTATCAGCATCGGATCATCGTGCCGACAACGGCCGGGGTCTACAAGGTCATGTCCTCCGAAGCTCCGAGCGCGCACGGCCTGAACACCAGCGCGTGCATCGCCGACGAAGTTCACGCGATGGAGAATCACCGGGAACTGTGGGAGGCGATCGAGACGAGCGTCGGTGCCCGCCGGCAGCCCATGCTCATCTCGATCACGACCGCCGGAACGCTACGGGAAAGCCTGGAATGGGAGATGTACGACTATTCGACCAAGATCAGGGATCGGGTGATCGACAACCCCTACTTCCTGCCCGTGGTGTACTCGGCTGGCATTGAGGACGATTGGACAAGCCCGGAGGTCTGGCGCAAGTGTGCGCCCAGTCTTGGGCACACGGTTCACGAGGGCTACTACGCCGAGAAGTGCAAGGAGGCGCAGGAGCAACCCTCAATGGAGACCCCGTTCCGCACCTACTACCTGTGCCAGCACGTCAGCGCGTCGAATCGATGGCTGCGGATGTCCGACTGGGATAGTTGTGCGACCCAATTCGACGAGGCCCAATTGGCTGGACTGCCCTGCTATCTGGGCATCGACCTTGGCGAAACCAGCGACCTGACCGCACTGACGGCCGTCTGGCTGGACAAGGATGAGATTTGGGTTCGGTCATGGGCTTATGCGCCGGAAGAAGGGGCAGCACGCCGGCAGCGGAAGGACAAGGTGCCATATCTCGACTGGGCTCGGCAGGGGCACATCAAGCTCACGCCAGGCGACGCGACGGACTATGACTTCATGCGGCGGGAGATCCTGCGGATCGTCGGCGAGCACAAGGTGCAATGGGTGGGCTACGACCCCTACAACGCGAGCGGGCTGGCCCAACAGCTCGAGGCGGATGGGCTCAAACTGAAGCGAGTGCCCCAGTCGTTCTACTACATGGCAGAGCCGACCAAGCGATGGGAAGCTGCGGTTGTGAATCACAAGCTCCGCCACGACTCTAATCCCATCCTGACCTGGGCGATGTCTAACTGCGTGGTCGAGTTGGACAGCAACTCCAATCCACGGCCCAGCAAGCGACGCAGCAGCGAGAAGATCGACCCGGTTGTGGCCGGGATCGTGGCCCTAGCGGTGGCAATCGATGCCGCGCCGACGGTAACCTCCACGCCATACACCGAGAGAGGAATCCTGTGGCTCTAACCGACTGGCTCCCCTTCCTGCGTCGGCCCGCTCCTGTACTCGAGGAGCGTGCAGTTGTAGACCGCACCCCGATTGGTATGCCGCCCGGCGGCGCGCAGGCCTACATCAGCAACTACGCCGACACTGGTCGATCGATCACGCCGGAACAAGCGCGTGAGTCGCCGACCGTCTATGCCTGCATCCGACTGATCAGCTCCAACGTGAGCCGGATGGAGTGGCGCGTCAGCCGGCGCATCGATGGCTATTCGACACCGGACAAGGAGCATCCGCTCTATCGGCTGCTCAACATCGAACCGAACCCGCTGATGGGCGGGATGATCTGGCGTGAGTCCATGCTGCTGGACGCTCTGCTCTATGGCAATGCCTACGCCTACATCGAGCGCGATGGGATGGGCAACGTCATTGGGCTGCACAAGTTGCGTGCTGATGCTGTCGAAGTGAGTCGCGGTCAGGATGGATTTCCCATCTACACCGTGATGAACTCGTTCAACAACAGACTCGGCACGGTCTACCAAGGCTTCGACATCTTCCATCTGCGCGCACCAAGCCTGGACGGTCTGCTGGGCGAGACCCCGATTTACCTCGTGCGGAACATCATCGGCGTGGAACTCGAGGCCGAGAAGTTCGTCGCGAGCTTCTTCCGCAACGGCGCACGGCCGGCGGGGATCATCAAGGTGGCCGGAACCCTGACGGAGGAGGCGCTCAAGCGCCTGCGAACCTCGTGGCAGGCGATCACGGGCGGGGCCGAGAACGCAGGTCGCGTCGCCATCCTCGAGAGCGGCTACGAGTGGCAGGGCGTGAGCGTTAACCCGGAGGAAGCCAAACTCGTCGAACTGCGATCGTTCACGCGCTCGCAGATCGCCGCGGCCTTCAACGTGCCCGAGCACATGGTGGGTGGATCTGGTGGCGGCTTTGCGTCAACCGAGCAGGGCAACGCCGAGTTCGTGAAGCACTGCTTGGGGAACTGGGCTAGCCGCCTCGAGGAGGAATGCGCCCGAAAGTTGATCCGCAAGGGCGATCCCATCGAGACCCGCATTTCGTTCGATTCGCTCGTGCGGGGCGACATGGGCGCGCGGTTCAGCGCCTACAGCGTCGCGCTGAACAACGGGTTTATGACCATCAACGAGGCTCGGGAACGCGAAGGACTGCAGCGCATCGACGGCGGCGACATGGCTCGTGCGCCAGTCAACCTCGCCGTAGTCGACCCGAACATCACCCAGCCCGGGGATCCAATCAACCAGCAGTTGATGCCACCGCCTGCGCCGGCTGCATTGCCAGGCGGGACTCCGGCGCAGATGCAGGGGGGGACCAAGATCCCGCAGGTTCCCGGCTCGGCGATCTTGCCGCCGGAGAAGCCGAAGCCTGAAGCGATGCAGATGGCATCGGCGGATGGCGGTTTCGACGATGCAACTCAAGGGTGCATCAACGCGAAGATCCCGAAGCTCATCGAAGAGGGATACCCGCAGGATCAGGCCGTCGCCATTGCAATTTCAATGTGCAGCGAAAAGAACTGCGCCGATGATCCAGATTGCGGTTGCGAGACGGAGAAGCGCGACTGTGGGACTGGTGCCGGCGGTTTCAAGCCTGGCAACGATTGTGCGCGCGGAGGAGGCGGAGGATCCGATCGCGCGTCGCTGATGAAGGAGATCACGAACTTCGACTTCCAGTTGAAGGAGGAGAAGGCAAGGCCGAATCCTGATCGTGCGTTGATCAGGGATATCGAGTCGGAGCTGAAGGCTGCTAGCGAGGAACTGAAGCGCATCGATGCCGCGGATAGCGCCAAGAAGGCACGCGCCAACGAACTTGCTTCGAAGGCTAGACGGCGACCGCCGAAGGCCAGCAAGACTATCCAGATGGGCGATCTTCCCATCAGCAGACTAGGCAAGGGTGCCAAGGGGAAGCGTCGTGGCAAGTGAGGACGGGTTTAAGCCGACCGCTGGGATGATCGAAGAGGCCAAGCGCGGGCTAGCCTGGCGGCAGAAGTACGACCGTGGCGGCACACTGGTGGGTGTCGCGCGGGCGCGTGACATCGTCAACGGCAAGCGACTATCGGCTGACACCGTTCGCAGGATGGCCTCGTTCTTCGCTCGGCACGAGGTCGACAAGCAGAGCAAGGGATTCACACCGGGACCAAACTTCCCCTCGCCAGGCCGGATCGCCTGGGCTCTATGGGGCGGGGATGCCGGGGCAGCCTGGTCGAAGCAGATCGCCGAACGGCTCGCCAAGCGTGGCAACGTTGCCACCATGCTCGAGCTGCGCTATCGCGGCTTCTGCATCAGGCGTGCGCTGCTCGAGTCGAGGAACTGTGGCACTGGTGCCGGCGGGTTCCAGCCGGGCAACAATTGCGCCGGCGGAGGCGGGGATGATGGGTCTCGACCCATGCGGGATCGTCGGGTGCGTGGCCTGTATGACCACAGTCCCGGGGAGCCTAGAATGAGCCGCCACAAGGCCAAGGAGGGCAAGGATGCTCGAGACGCTCAAGGCCGCGAATACCCTGCTACGGTCGACACGCTAGCCGACCGTCAGGCTTGGGATGATGACATTCAGGACGCTGAACTGAACCCCGGCTACGACCCGCAGGATGTAGTCGACGATGTCATCGTCGAGCGGTTCGGGGATGTGGATATCGAGGCTGGATTCAGCAACGGCAAGTTCATAAGCCAAGGAGCTAACCCAGCACTCCAAGAATGGATGGACAAGAAGGGGTTCAAGGGTCCGCCGGCGAAAGCAATGGAAGAGATCGTGAGGATGGCCGAGGCAGAAGCCTGGGAACGCATCAAGAAGGACGCTCGTGATATTGCCGCTAGGAAGCTGCGTGCACGCACTTACCGGCGGCCTCTTGGCTGACAAACGGAAGCAAAAAACGAAACGAGAAGGAAACCCGATTATGTACACTCCCGGCATGATGCTTAACGCGATCGAAGAACTGCGTAACCTCGGCTACACGGCCGAGCAGGCCCGTTTCATCATCCGAAACTGCGGAACTGGTGCCGGCGGTTTCTCGGAAGGCAACGACTGCGCGAAGGGCAAGGCCGGCAAGGATGGCGACGGCGATGGCGAGTTCGAGGGCGACAAGGGCGGCGGTGGCAAGGGCGGCAAGCCACGGCAGACGGAAGGAACGTCGGGAGAGGTTAGTGGTGAGATGGCTGAAGCGCAGAGAATAGTTGATCAAGCCCCGCGCGCTCGCGAGGTCCGAAAGGAGATCGCAG